ATATGGGTCAGAGCAGAAGAGATTTTAATACAATGGTTGCAACAACAGGACTTATGGCAGCATTGAAGTCATTAGGTATTACAGGTTTAGCAAGTAAGGCTGCTAAAAAAGTTGATGATATAAAAGTGTCTTTAAAACAAAATTCAGATGGATGGTATGAAGATGATGGATTGGTTGGAGTAACGAATCTTCATACTTATATAACTCCTTTAACTGACAAAGGAAAAAAGATTTTAGAAAAATTAAAACTTAAAAAAGATACAGATGGTGATTTCTTTTTTGACAATAGTGAAGATGCATTAGTAAATATAGATAAAATTAAAAAACAAACAGATAATATAGCTTTAGAGACAGATATAAACATTAGAGGTGAACAACCTGGTAATTGGAAAACAGGTCAAAAAATTTATAGACAAGGAGATAATCCACAAGACGTATTCAATGAAGCTTCTGAGCTTACAACATCCAATCCATATGGACCTGATGAATATTGGGATCAATTCACTGGAGAAATAGTTGACACTATTCTTTCACCAAGAAAAGTAAAATTTTCAGGGGGTGGTAAAGTATACGGTAAATATGCAAAACAAATCATATCATCGTAAGACTTCTGGCCCACCACCTAAGTCTGGACCCAATCCACAGGGCTTGAATTTATCTTATAATACTGTTAAAACTATCAAGAATACGGAGAAAATAAATGGCAGACAATTTCGACAGCGTAGACAAAGCATTACCAAACGAACCTAGAAAAGAGTTTAATCTTCCAGGTGAAGAACAAATTCAAGAAGAAGTTATTCAAGAAGCAGAACAACAGGCTCAATCACCTGAAGATGTAGAGATTCAAGAAAACGAAGATGGTTCAGTTGATATTAATTTAGATCCAGCAGCTGCATCACCAGAAGGTGGTGATGAGCATTATGCAAACTTAGCAGAATTTTTACCTGATGATGTTTTAGGTTCATTAGCATCTGATTTAAATTCTAGATATATGGATAACTCTGCATCTAGAAAAGATTGGGAAAAAACTTATACGCAAGGTTTAGATTTATTAGGTTTCAAATACGACAATAGAACAGAACCATTCTCTGGTGCATCAGGTGCAACACATCCTGTACTTGCAGAAGCGGTTACACAATTTCAAGCATTAGCTTATAAAGAATTATTACCAGCAGATGGACCTGTGCGAACTCAAATTTTAGGATTACCAAGTCCAGAGAAAACTCAACAAGCTCAAAGAGTAAAAGATTTTATGAATTATCAAATTATGGATCAGATGAAAGAATATGAACCAGAATTTGATCAGATGTTATTTAACCTACCATTAGCAGGTTCAGCATTTAAGAAAGTCTACTATGACGATATGGAACAAAGAGCGGTAAGCAAATTTGTTCCTGCAGATGATTTAATTGTTCCGTACACGGCTACCTCATTAGACGATGCGGATTCAATTATTCATCGTGTAAAAATTTCTGAAAACGAATTAAGAAAACAACAAGTTGCAGGTTTCTATAGAGATGTAGAAATTGGTAAACCTCAAGACAATGAAACTGATGTTGAGAAAAAAGAAAGAGAACTTCAAGGAGTTACTAAAACAAAAGATGAAGATGTTTACACATTATTAGAATGTCATGTTGATTTAGATTTAGAAGGATTTGAAGATGTAAATCAACAAACTGGTGAGCCCTCTGGAATTAAAATTCCATACATTGTAACTTTAGAAGAAGGATCAAGAGAAATTTTATCTATTAGAAGAAACTATGAACCAGGTGATCCAAAGAAAAAGAAAGTACAATACTTTGTACACTTTAAGTTTTTACCAGGTTTAGGTTTTTATGGATTTGGTTTAATCCATATGATCGGAGGATTATCTAGAACTGCAACAACTGCATTAAGACAATTATTAGATGCAGGAACATTATCTAATTTACCTGCTGGATTTAAGATGAGAGGTATTAGAATTAGAGATGATGCACAGTCTATTCAACCAGGAGAATTTAGAGATGTAGATGCACCAGGAGGAAACTTAAGAGATTCTTTCATGATGCTACCATTCAAAGAACCATCTCAAACATTATTATCATTAATGGGAATAGTTGTACAAGCAGGTCAAAGATTTGCTTCAATTGCTGATCTACAAGTTGGTGATGGAAATCAACAAGCAGCGGTTGGTACGACAGTTGCTCTTCTTGAAAGAGGATCAAGAACAATGTCAGCTATTCATAAAAGAATTTACTCAGCTTTGAAAAATGAATTTAGAATCTTAGCTAGAGTATTCAAGCTATATCTACCACAAGAATATCCGTATGATGTCGTTGGGGGTCAAAGACTAATTAAACAAGCAGACTTTGATGACCGAGTAGATATATTGCCAGTTGCAGACCCCAATATATTTTCTCAGACACAGCGTATTTCCCTAGCGCAAACGGAATTGCAACTGGCTCAATCTAATCCGCAAATGCATAATTTATATGAAGCATATAGAAATATGTATGATGCATTAGGAGTTAAAAATGTTGATCAGGTTTTAATTAAACCTATGCAACCAATGCCAAAAGATCCTGCATTAGAACACATTGATGCATTAGGTGGCAGACCATTCCAAGCATTTCCAGGTCAAGATCACAGAGCACACATTACAGCTCACTTAAATTTTATGGCAACTAACATTGCAAGAAACAATCCAATGATTATGGCATCATTAGAAAAAAATATTTTTGAACATATTAGTTTAATGTCTCAAGAACATATTGAATTAGAATTTAGAAACGAACTACTTCAATTACAACAGATGCAAATGATAGCACAACAGAATCCACAGATGGCTCCACAGATTCAACAACAAGCAATGATGATGCAACAAAAAATTGAAGCAAGAAAAGCTCAATTGATTGCTGAGATGATGGAAGAATTTATGAACGAAGAAAAACAAATTACTTCACAATTCGATAATGATCCAATTGCTAAGTTAAGATCAAGAGAATTAGATCTTAGAGCTCAAGAAAATTTCAGAAAAGAACAAGAATCTAAGGATAGAATGAATCTTGATAAGATGAAAGCAATGATGAATCAAGTAAATCAAGAAGAGAAACTTGATCAGAACGAAGAATTAGCTAAGTTAAGAGCTGATACGTCAATTGAAAAAACAATTTTGGGTAAAACGCTACCAAGTGTCGACTCAATGATGAAAAATCAAGGCAATATGATGCCAAATGTAAAAATAATGCGTGGAGGCAATGACTAAAATGAGAAAAAAGATGACAAAAGCACAGAAAAAAGTTAAAACTGTTATGAAGGAGTTTAAATCTGGCAAACTACACAGTGGTAAGTCAAAAAAGATTGTAAAAAATCCTAAACAAGCGATTGCAATCGCTCTTTCTGAAGCAGGCAAAAGTAAAAAACGAGGCTAACATGGAAAAAATGAACAAAATCAAAGAAGTTAAAGTTCAAGATCAGCAAATTGAGATTGATCCAAGATCAAAAACAACTGCTGACAAAGCTTTTAACTATATTGGTACAGGTGGACCTGAAATGGAAGTTAAAGGTCAAGGAAAAGTACTAGCAGAGAAAAAAAGAAAATCAAAAGCGTACTAATTTATGATTCCTTGGGGTTTATTAGGTCAAGGTTTAAAATCTGGACTAGAAATATACAAGAATAAAAAAGCAGCTGATGTTGCAATGTCAGAAGCTAAACTTCTTCACATTGAAAAAATGAAACGTGGAGAAATTGAGTTTAGTGGCAAGATTGCAGAAAATCAAAAATCAGACTGGAAGGACGAATTTGTACTTTTAACAATTTCTTCACCACTGTTTTTGTTAGCATATTCTGTTTTTGCAGAAGATGAAAAGATGCAAGAGAAGATCGACTTGTATTTTCAAAAATTACAAGAGATGCCTTGGTGGATAGTTGGCCTTTGGGTTTCAGTAGTTGCAGCCATATATGGACTTAAGGCTACAGATGTGATAAATATGAACAAAGGAAAATAAAATGAGAAAAAAATTTGAATTAGGTGGATTAACAAAAGCACAAAAAACTTTACCACCGAAATTACAAGCTCTTATTCAAAAGAAGAAGAAAAATGAAAAGAAAAAACCATCTATGATGATGATGGCAATGAAAGGTAAAAAATAATGGCAAATAGAAGATGGAATAAACAAGTAACTAATGACAGAGCATGTATGTCAAAAGGTGGATCAACTTCTGAGTATCATACAACTAAAGAAGGCAAAAAAGCTAAAAAAGGTTTATGGTATAATATCGCTATGAAAAGAAAACGTGGTGAGAAGATGAGAAAAAAAGGTGCTAAAGGTGCACCTACAGAAGCTGCAATTAAAAAATCACAGGCTTAATAATGGCTAAAGGTGTAAAACATTATTTTAAAAGTGGAAAAGAATATAAAGGAGCCACACATAAAGATACCAAAGGTAGACTTATGTCTGGTAAAACACACACAGCATCAAGTAAATATTTAGTTCATAAAAAAGATTTAAAAAAGAAAAAATAATGAGAAGATATTTTCAAAAAGGATCACCTAAAATTTTTGATAAATTAGAGATGAATGTTCCTTATCCAAAAGGACATAGAGTTGAATATGCTAAAGGAAGTAAATCACCTGCATGGCAAAGAAAAGAAGGTAAATCTCAATCAGGTGGATTAAATAGAAAAGGTATTGCATCTTACAGAAGAGCAAATCCTGGTTCTAAATTATCTATGGCTGTAACTACTAAACCTTCTAAATTAAAAAAAGGTTCTAAAGCAGCTAATAGAAGAAAAAGTTTTTGTGCTAGAATGACAGGTATGAAAAAAAGATTAACTTCTGCTAAAACAGCAAGAGATCCAAATAGCAGAATTAATAAATCATTACGTAAGTGGAATTGCTAAAAAATAACAAAGAAAGGTAAAACTATGGACATGGACGAACTAACAATAATAAATAAAATTCAAAAATACTTAAAAGATAACTATCAAAATATTGGAGATGCTATGATTGCCGGGGGTATTGACAATATGGAAAAATACAAGTATATGATGGGTCAGGCACATGCCTATTTAAAAGTATCACAGGAAATCTCTAACCTGCTAAAACCAAAGGAGCAAAAAAATGAGCGAGAGCAAGATCTTACAAACGTCGTCCGATTCGGACAAGACAGCGGAAATACCAAAGACTAAATTAGCTTTAGAAGAAAAATACGAATCTCTTAACAAAGAAGAAGTTGAAGGTTACGAGAGATTAAAAACAAAAGAATCTACAAAATTACCTAAACCAACAGGATGGAGAATGTTAATTCTTCCATTTAAAATGCCAGAGAAAACTCGAGGCGGATTATATTTAGGTCAAGAAACTTTAGAACGTCAACAAATTGGTTCAACTTGTGGACTTGTATTAGCACAAGGACCTGATTGTTATAAAGATTCTGAAAGATATCCTGATGGACCTTGGTGTAAAAAAGGTGATTGGGTAATCTTTGCAAGATATGCTGGATCAAGAATCCAGATAGATGGTGGGGAAGTAAGATTGCTAAATGATGATGAAGTTTTAGCAACCATCGAAAACCCCGAAGACATACTTCATAAATATTAACAACAACATAGGAGCAAACTATGCAAACAGAAAACAAAACAGTGGACATAGATACGTCTGGTCCAGGTGCAGAAATAGAATTAGAAGATAATTCTAAAGAAAATGAAAATGAACTGGAGGTTCAAAATGAAACTATTGAAAACAATAATGAATCCAATGATTCATCTGAGAAATCTAGTAAGCAGTCTGATGTTCAAGATAGTGAAACAAAAGAAGAGCCTAAGAAAGATTCTCAAGAATCTGATGAATTAAAGCAATACTCTGAAAGTGTTCAGAAAAGAATTGCAAAGCTAACTAAAAAATGGCGAGAAGCTGAGAGACAAAAAGAAGAAGCTGTTTCTTATGCTCAAAAAGTTCTTGATGACAAAAGAAGAGTTGATGCAAAACTTTCTAAACTAGAACCCGGATTCATGAAGTCTACAGAAGACTCAATTAAATCTGGATTAGAATCTGCAAAAGCTAAATTAGCAGCAGCTAGAGAAGCTAATAATCTACAAGCAGAATCAGAAGCTTTAACAGCTATTTCTGAATTAGGTTATAAACAAGCTAGATTCTTAGAAGCAAAAGCTCAACAAGAAGCTCAATCTAAAGAAACTGAGGTTAAACAACCTGAGTTAAATTTAAATAGACAAGAAGTACAAGCTATACCAGACCCTAAAGCTGAACAATGGGCTGATAAAAACACATGGTTTGGTAGAGATAGTGCTATGACTTATACGGCTTTTGATCTACATAAGAAACTTACAGAAGAAGAGGGATATGACCCTCAATCTGATGAGTATTATTCTGAAATAGATAAAAGAATAAGACTTGAATTTCCCCACAAATTTGCTAATATACAGCAAACGGCGGAAACGACCAAGCCTGTACAGACAGTTGCATCTGCAAAAAGAAGTACAAAATCTGGTCGCAAAACTGTGAGGCTCACACCATCACAGGTAGCAATCGCTAAAAAATTAGGTGTGCCACTTGAAGAATATGCGAAACAATTAAATATCACGAAGGAGGTATAGGCATATGGAAAACGAAAAAACAAATAAGACCTCGCGTGCGAGTCAAACTAGAGAAAAAGATTCTCGACCTAAAGTTTGGTCTCCACCATCAAGTTTAGATGCGCCCCCTGCGCCTACTGGATTTAGGCACAGATGGATAAGAACTGAAACGCTTGGCTTCCAAGACACTAAGAATGTTGCAGGAAGAATAAGATCTGGATACGAGCTTGTAAGAGCTGATGAATATCCTGACTCAGATTATCCGATTGTCGAAGACGGCAAATATAAGGGAGTGATCGGAGTTGGTGGCCTTGTGCTGGCAAGGGTACCTGATGAAATCGCACAGCAACGTGCCGAGTATTATAAAAAACAAGCTCGAGAAAACGTTGAAGCTGTAGACAACGATTTGATGAAGGAACAGCATCCAAGTATGCCGATCAATATTGATCGACAGACTCGTGTAACTTTTGGTGGTACGAAGAAATCCTAATTATAGAATTTCAAAACCAACAAAGTACACTTAAACAATAATGTCTAAGGAGGACAACTTTTATGGCAAATAAAAACGCACCATTTGGTTTAAAACCAATTGGAAAAGTAGGTCAGAACAAAGACGCTCAAGGTTTAAGTGAATATAGTATTGCGGCGAATGATAGCACAACTATCTACTTCCAAGACCCAGTTAAAATGTCTGCGGCTGGAACAGTAGATCAAGCTACATCAACGTCGACTATATTAGGTTCATTAAACGGAGTGTTTTACACTGATCCTACAAGTAAAAAACCAACGTGGTCAAATCACTATGCACAAGTAAATGCAAGTGACATTGTCGCGTTCGTATCAGACGATCCATATGAAAGATTCGAGATCCAAACAAACATTTCATCTGCTTCTGAGCAGACTGACGTGTTTAATAATGCGGATGTCGCTCTTGCAGCTGGTGACTCAGCAAACTATGTATCTAAAACTGTATTGAATAATGCTACATTAAGCACAAATTCAGCACAGCTTAAAATCATAGGTGTTTCAAAAGATCCTGAAAACAATGACGTAACTTCTGGTTATGTTAATTGGGTTGTAATGATCAATGAACACGCATTAACAACAAAAACAGGCGTATAATAGAGGAGAATAACTATGGCTATATCACGAGGACAACTAGTTAAAGAACTAGAACCAGGTTTGAATGCTCTATTCGGCTTGGAATATAAAAGATACGAGAATCAGCATGCTGAAATATATGCTACTGAATCTTCAGACAGAGCGTTTGAAGAAGAAGTAATGTTATCAGGTTTTGCTCAAGCTCAAGTTAAACCAGAAGGTTCAGGTGTAACTTTTGACAATGCTCAAGAGACTTACACTGCAAGATACACAC